ATTGCTGCTGAAGGTTTTGAATATTCTGGCCGTGGGTCGCTTCCAAGACCAACCATAACAGTTTCAAATGTGCTTGGAACTATTACAGCATTGATGGCAACAGTAAATGCCACAACACCATTTAATGATCTACAGGGAGCGAAATTTGTACGCATACGCACTCTCAGTCAGTTCTTGGATGCTGCAAACTTTCCATCAAACCAAAATCCTTTCGGAACACCAGACAGCACAGCAGAACTTCCACAGGAAATTTATTTTATAAATAGAAAAATTGTAGAAAATAGAGATATTGTACAGTTTGAACTCGTATCGGCACTTGATCTACAGGGAGTTCGTGCGCCAAAACGTCAGGTTACAAGAAAAGATTTTCCAGGTGTAGGTACTTTTGTAAACGCATGACTTGGAAAACTGATGCTGCAAAACACGCTGAAGAATGTATGCCAAAGGAATCATGTGGCTTGCTTGCAGTTATAAAAGGAAAAGAAACATATTGGCCTTGTAAAAATATTGCAGAATCTGGATTTGAATATTTTATTATCGACCCTGACGATTGGGCAGAATGTGAAGATACAGGAGAAATAATAGGCATTGTTCATTCACATCCTTATGATCCACCACAACCTTCTGATAATGACAAAGCAAGTTGTGAGTATTTAGATTTGCCTTCACATATTTACAGCGTAAGGATGAAAGAATGGTGTTCTTTTGAACCGAGTGGTTGGAAAGCACCATCACTGATCGGAAGAAGTTTTATCTGGGGTGTACATGATTGCTGGTCAATAATCCATGATTGGTATAAAGAAACAAAAAATATTGATTTTAAAATATGGGATAGACCAAAAAAAATAAAAGATTTTATTGAGAATCCATTATTTGAAAAAGGGTTGCCGATTACAGGATTTAAAAAACAACCGACACATGATGATATACAAGTTGGTGATGTTTTATTATTTCAATCAACTTCAGGTAACTTAGATCATGTTGCTGTTTATATTGGTGATAATATGATTTTGAATCATAATATAAGAAGATTAAGTTGCCGAGAGCCTTTTGATTTAGGTTATCAGCAAGCACTTAGAGGGGTTTACAGGTATGCGACTTAAAACGATAAAAGTATATGGAAGATTGAGGAAATTTCTTGGTTCATCATATTTTGAAGCTGCCGTATCAAGTCCAGCAGAGGCGATTCGTTTTTTGATGTGTAATTTTCCAGAAGTAGAGGCACATATGAGTCAGCAATATTACAAGGTAAAGATGAACGACATGGATGTTCCGTTGGATTTTTTATCTATGAGTGGAAAAGGAGATATTCAGATCATACCTATTGCAGCAGGTTCTGGGCCTGTCGTACCTATCGTGGGATCTTTATTTAGTACTGGTGCTGCGGTTGCCTCTGCTGCGGTTGGTGCTGTTACTTCAGTTGCTGGGGCTGCGGTTGCTGCTGCCACTGCCGTTTCTGCCATCCCAGTGGTTGGTAGTATTGCAACGGCTGTTGTCACAGACTTGGCAATAGGTGGGATCACTTCTTTATTAGCTCCGACCCCTGCGCCTTTTGAATCTCCAGGTAATGTTGGTGCTTCAGAATCAGATGGGTCACTTGACCCACAAATGGCCAACTCATACTCGTTTTCAGGCATTCAGAACGTCAGTGCCAGTGGTGTCAGCGTAGCCATACTATATGGAGAAGTGTTTACTGGTTCAGTTGTGATCAGTTCTGGTGTTGATACGGTACAGGTGGAGGGAACTACATAATGCCAATTGGTAATCAACTTGCATTTCATAGAAGAAGGCTTGAGGAAGCTGGTATTACACAACCAAATCTTCCTGATGATGTCCTTGCCTCAAAACAATTTCAGACATTAGTTGAACTTCTTGGAGAAGGTGAGATCGAGGGTTTTCCAAGTGCTGCTGGTCTTACAAAGGGAACAACTGCTTATAATAATGCAGCTTTAAAAGATGTATTTCTGAACGGCACACAGGTTTTACAATCTTCAGCAAGCAATACAAGTCCAGCAGATACTGATTTTAATTTTCAGAATGTCTCTTTTGAACCAAGATTTGGTACTTCAGATCAAACTGCAATACAAGGTATTTCTGAAATAGAAACAGAAAATGTTGTTGGTGTTGCCGTTACAAAAGCAAGTCCTGTATCAAGATCAATTACAAATACTTCTGTTAATGCTGTCAGAGTGACTCTTGGTTTCCCTTCCCTGCAAAAATTTGAAGATGATGGTGACATAAATGGTGCGGAAGTTGCAATAAATATTCAAACCATTGAAAATGATGGCACTACAACAACTGTTATAACAGATACTGTAAAAGGAAGAACTGCAAGTACTTATTTCAGGGATTATAAAATTAATTTTGCATCTGATACTTCTTTTCCTGTAACAATCAGAGTGAACAGAACAACAGATGACAGCACAGAATCAACTTTACAAAACAGTTCATTGTGGTCATCTTTTACAGAGATAATTAACGAACAGAGAGCATATGCAAACTCGGCTCATGTTGCCATAAGTTTTGATGCTCAGACCTTCCCATCAATTCCTTCTCGGATGTACAAAGTTCGTGGAACAAAAATAAAGATTCCACATAATGGAACGGTTCAATCTGATGGCTCAATCTCATACTCAGGTACTTTTAATGGTACGTTCAAGACAGACAAAGAATGGACAAATGATCCAGCTTGGATTTTATATGACTTATTAACAACATCAAAAGGTTTTGGTGATCAGATTGATACAACACAGTTGGATGTTTTCAGTTTCTATTCTGCTTCTGTTTATTGTGCAGAACAGGTTGATGATGGATTTGGAGGAACAGAACCAAGATTTAGTTGTAATGTAGTGATACAGAATCAAAAACAGGCATACAATCTCATCAATGATTTATGTTCTGTGATGCGTGTGATGCCTTTTTATTCGGCTGGCACAATATCAATCACACAGGACAGACCAACAGATCCAAGTTATTTATTTAACCTTTCAAATGTTACAGAACAGGGGTTTACATATAGTAATTCAGCAAAAAATTCAAAAGTTACTGTTGTAAATGTTGCCTATTTTGATAATGAAACTCAAGATATAGACTATGAAACCGTAGAAGATACCGCATTACAGGCAAAGTATGGGGTTGTTACAAAAAATTTAAAAGGTTTTGCCACAACATCGAGAGGAATGGCTTCTCGTCTTGGGAAATGGTTTCTTTACACACAATCAAATGAAGCTGAAATCGTAAACTTCACCACCACTCTTGAATCAGGTACTTTGGTAAGACCAGGTGCTGTGATAAATATTGCTGATCCATTAAGAGCAGGGGTTAGAAGAGGTGGTCGTATAAAAACAGGAGTATCTACAACACAGATAATCGTAGATGATGAAAATAATACAGATTTGGCAACAACAGATTCTGCAACATTATCAGTAATACTTGCAGATGGCACACTCGAAACAAAAACAATAGATTCTATTTCTGGAACAACAATAACAGTATCCTCTGCTTTTTCATCAACACCACCATCAAACAGCGTCTGGGTTATAGAAAATACAACAGTTCAGCTTCAAACCTTCAGAGTGATTGGTGTAACAGAAGTTGATCAGCTTGCATATCAGATCACTGTCGTTGCTCATAATTCATCTAAATATGCAAATGTTGAAGATGGCACGGCATTGGCAGCAAGGACAATCACAACACTTACATCAATAAAACCTTCCCCAAGTAACTTACAAAGTTCAGAGCAGATTGTTGTATTTAACAACCGTGCCGTATCAAAACTGTTTATCCAATGGCAACCTGTAGCTGGTGTAACTGAATACATGGTGCAATATAGATTTCAGAATGAAAACTTTATATCAGAAACAATAACAAGGCCAGACTTTACTATCTTTGAGACAAAAAATGGTATTTATGAAATCAGAGTGTTCAGTTATAACGCATTAGGAAAACCAAGCATCACCCCAGCAACAACATCAATTACAACAGTTGGTAAGACAGCCCTGCCAGCAGATGTGCAGAACTTACGCATTGAACCAATATCAGATCAGTTTGTGAGATTACGTTTTGATAAATCCACAGATGTTGATGTGATTCATGGTGGAAACGTGGTAGTCAGATCGTCAAACCTTACAGATGGCACTGGTACTTTTACAAATGCCGTTGATGTGATCCCTGCCCTCCCGGGTAATATCAGTGAAACGATTGTGCCGAATATTGTCGAAGGGGAATATATTTTAAAATTTAGGGATGATGGTGGCAGGCTAAGTTCTGGTGAAACATCAGTTTTAGTTACAAGCCCTGACCCTTTACCTAAATTAACAGTTTTTACAGATAGAGAAGATACAGATTCACCACCTTTTGGCGGTGCAAAAGTAGATTGTTTTTTCAGTGAAGATGTAAATGGGCTTGTTCTTGGTTCTTTGGTAACACTTGATGATGTGACAGATTTTGATGCTATGGCCGATTTTGATTTCTTAGGTGCTGTTGATATTACAGGTGGGTCTTATGAATTTGCAAGTACTTTGGATTTAGGTGGTAAACAACCGTTGAGATTACGCAGACATTTTGTGACGCAGGGTTTTTATCCAAATGATCTTATTGATAAAAGGTCAGCAAATATTGATACTTGGACAGACTTTGACGGTGCTACTGCATTTAATGTAGGTGCTTCTTTGCTTGTAGCCACCACAGATTTAGACCCTGACACCTCGGTTTCAGCCACCTACGAACAGAGTGGTACAACCATAACAATTACAAAGACCTCACATGGATATTCTGTTGGTGATTTTGTTGTAATAGATTTTACTGCTGGTAGTGCAACTGATGGTAATTATGAAATTCAGACAGTTCCAAGTTCAAGCACATTTACCGTCACATCTGCCACAAGTGCAACCATATCAAGTGGAACATCTTGTACTTATGGAGCAAACTTTTCAAGATTTAATCCTTTTGTAAATGGTACTTATGTAGGCCGTGGATTTAAATTTAGATGTGAAATGGATTCAGATGACCCTGCACAATCAATAGAAATTGATCAACTTGGATATACAGCTGAACTGGAAAGAAGAACAGAGCAGAGATCAAATATCTCTTCAGGCACATCATCATCTGGTCTTGATATTACATTTGATCAGACATTTTTTACAGGGCAGGCTGGTACAAGTGTTGGGGCAGGCACACAATTGCCAAGTATTGGTATCACTGCAAATGATCTTGGTGGCACGGATAGGTTTGAAATCACAAGTATTTCAGGAACTGGCTTCAATATTAAGTTTCTTAATGCTGGTAATGCTGTCCAGGATAAAACATTCAGTTATACTGCCGTAGGTTTTGGGCGTGGTAGTTAGTTTTAGATTAGGATATACTTAGATAAAAAATTGGATTAGGTAATGGCTACTCACGATTATGTTATAGATAACTCTACAGGAGCTAACGTCAGGGCTGATATAAAC